ATTAACACAAGAGACTTAATTCCCAAGAGACTTACTGCTTCAGTAAATACCGCAGGTGACCCAGCAATCATATACATATACTTCAATCCAGTAGTAACAAATTATTTGAGATGGACAACTCAAACAGATTTTAATGCATCACTTTATGCAACTCAAGATAGCACTGGATTGTTTATTTTACCAGCACAATCAACACCTCCTATTGCTGCATATCATATGACAGATGGAGCTACTATTGATGTTGATTTGTCTCAAATTGGTATTGATATTCCTCCCAATAATTTTATAACAGCAGTCGTAGCATCTTCAAGTAATTTATCTGCTGCCAGTGCTTCGTTCATTTATGTAGAAGATTAAAAAAAGGAGTTTCGTTATGAGTGACGTATATCTTGGCAATCCTCTGCTCAAAAAGGCAAACACCCCTATTGAGTTTACTGAAGAACAAATTATTGAGTTCTTAAAGTGTAAAGAAGATCCAGTTTATTTTGCTAGAAACTATATCAAGATTGTTTCTCTTGATCATGGTCTGGTGCCTTTTGAGATGTACCCATTCCAAGAGAAACTTATCCAGAATTTCCATAAGAACAGGTTTAATATTTGTAAAATGCCCCGTCAGACGGGTAAGTCTACTACTTGTGTTTCATATTTGTTACATTATGCAGTTTTCAACGACAATGTTAATATAGCTATTCTAGCCAACAAAGCATCTACTGCTAGAGATCTTCTAGGAAGATTACAACTTGCTTATGAAAACTTGCCGAAGTGGATGCAGCAGGGTATTATATCATGGAATAAAGGATCTTTAGAATTAGAAAATGGCTCCAAAATTTCGTCTAACTCTACTTCGTCATCTGCTGTCAGAGGCGGATCCTATAATGTCATCTTTCTTGACGAATTCGCGTTCATCCCGAATCACATTGCTGATGACTTCTTTGCCTCTGTTTATCCTACTATTTCTTCTGGACAGAGCACAAAGGTAATTATTGTTTCTACCCCTCGTGGTATGAATCATTTCTACCGCATGTGGCATGATGCGGAGAAGGGAAAAAATGAATACATGCCAACAGATGTTCATTGGTCGGAAGTTCCGGGAAGAGATGCTGTTTGGAAAGAACAAACCATAGCAAACACTTCAGAAGCACAGTTTAAAGTTGAATTTGAATGTGAGTTTTTGGGATCAGTTAATACTCTCATTAGTCCAGCAAAACTTCGAAATCTTGTTTATGAAGACCCAATCAAAAGAAATGCAGGATTAGATATTTACCAAGATCCAATAGAAGAACACAATTACTTAATGACCGTAGACGTTGCTCGTGGATTGGGTAATGACTATTCGGCATTTATTGTTTTTGACATTACAGAATTTCCATATAAAGTTGTTGCAAAATATAGAAACAATGAGATTAAACCAATGTTGTTTCCAAGTATTATTGATGAAATAGCAAGAGGATATAATAATGCATTTTTACTGATTGAAGTTAATGATATTGGAGATCAAGTAGCAAGTATTTTACATTTTGATTTAGAAAATGAAAATCTGCTCATGTGTTCTATGAGGGGAAGAGCGGGACAAATTGTTGGATCCGGGTTTAGTGGTAAAAAATCCCAATTGGGTGTCAGAATGACATCTTCAGTTAAAAAATTGGGTTGTTCTAATTTAAAAACTCTTTTAGAAGATGATAAATTATTGACTGTCGATTATGACATTATTTCAGAACTAACAACGTTCGCACAACGTCATAATTCATTTGAAGCGGAAGAAGGATGTAATGATGACTTAGCAATGTGTCTTGTTATTTTTTCTTGGTTAGTTGCTCAGGACTACTTTAAAGAAATGACAGATAATGATATTCGTAAAAGAATTTATGAGGAGCAAAAAAATCAAATTGAACAGGATATGGCACCATTTGGATTTATTGCAGATGGAATAAATGATATGGAATCTTTTACCGACAAAGATGGCGACAGATGGTATGCTGATGAATATGGTGATAGATCATATATGTGGGATTACATGTAAATGGATTTTGATGATCAAATAAATTTAGAACATTTACTTTTCTTTGAAAGGAAATGTAGAACTTGCAGAGAGAAAAAAGATTTAATAGATGGATTTTATCTTACTAGAAAGGGTAGAGGTGCGCTCCCTTCAGCATATTCATATGAATGTAAAGAATGTACTAAAGAGAGAGTCTTAAAAAACAGAAAAAATAAAATGTCTTCATTTCCTAATTGCGAATATCCAGATTGGTAGTTCACGCATTGTTTTCCCATTCAAAATACCCTTTTTAATAAATATTTTTAGATTAATTTTGGACTTGTAGGAGAACAAAAAGATGCCTCTAAACTTAGCATCTCCTGGTATTGTGGTAAGAGAGGTTGACTTAACTGCTGGAAGAGTTGATCCAACTTCCGATGCAGTTGGAGCAATCGTAGCACCATTTGCCCAGGGACCAGTCAACGAACCAGTTCTGGTTACAAACGAACAAGAACTTTTAAATACTTTTGGACAACCATATAGTGTTGATAAGCACTATGAAAGTTGGATGGTTGCATCATCTTTCCTTTCTTATGGTGGATCCCTGCAAGTTGTAAGATCAGATGACACTGATCTTAAGAACGCTTACAGTGGTTCTTCTGTAACTGCACCAAAGATTAGAAGTTATGAAGATTATGTAAATCTTGGTTACGACGAGAATCTTCTTTCTGGTGTAACTGTTGCGGCAAGAAACCCAGGTTCTTGGGCAAACGGAATCAAGGTTGCGATTATTGACGGTAAAGCAGACCAGATTGTAAGTGGTATTGCAACTGCAAACATTTCTGTTGGTATGGGTGTAACCCAGACCATGGTTGGAAAGGTTGTTGCAGGTTCTGGATCCACTTCTCTCGCAGATGGTTACTTGAAGGGAACTATCACTAGTATTGGATCTAGTACTCTCGACATTAAGGTCATCAGTCACGTTTCTGCTGCTGGAACAGAGACCGCAGTTGATTACCAACCTTCAGGTTTATATGCTTTTAGTGCTACTGGAAGCGTTGCAATTCACACCAATGGCCAAACTAGTGCATGGGGAACCAAGACTTATTCTGCAAGGCAGGATTGGTTTGATCAACAACAAATTACCCTTTCAAACAGCACCGTAAACTGGAACACTCTTGCTGAGCGTCCTGGAACTTCAGCATATGCTGCTGCAAGAGGGTCAAGATTTGATGAAGTTCATGTTGTTGTTTTTGATGACGATGGAGATGTAACAGGAAATTCAGGAACAATCCTTGAGAAGCACCTGACACTTTCCAAGGCAAAAGACGCAACATATTCTGTTGGTTCTCCTTCTTACTGGAGAAAGTATATCTCAGAAAATTCTGCATATATCTTTGCTGGTTCAGCTCCTGCTGGAATTTCTACAGTTGGTTTAACAACATCATTTGAACTCACATTAGATAATGGATGGGATCAAAATGCTCAAAATATTATCTTTGGTCAGAGTGGAGCACTCAACCTAACCCTCAATGGTGGTTTAAATTATGGTGGTGGATCAGATTTAACAACCACTGGTTCACTTGCAGCAACTGTTGGAGATCTTTCAACTGGTTATGAAATCTTTGAAAACACTGAAGAGTATGAAGCTGACTTCTTACTCATGGGTTCTGGAGCACTTCCAAAAGAAGATACACAAGCACTTGCAAGTAAACTAATCTCTGTTGCTGAAATCAGAAAGGATGCAATTGCATTCATTTCGCCAAACAGAGGTTCACAAGTCACCGAATCTGGTAGTGGTTACACTGTTAATAGTGCATCAACTATTACTGATGAGGTTATTAGTTTCTATGCATCAGTTCCATCCTCTTCTTATGCAATTTTTGATAGTGGATATAAGTATGCATATGATCGTTTCTCCGACACTTTCAGATATGTTCCTCTGAACGGAGATATGGCAGGTCTTTGTGCAAGAAATGACATCTCCAACTTCCCATGGTTCTCACCAGCAGGTACGGCAAGAGGTGGAATTCTAAATGCTGTTAAGTTGGCATATAACCCAACCAAGGTACAAAGAGATCGCCTTTATAGTGCAAGAATCAATCCAGTAATTTTCTCACCTGGTTCTGGAATTATTCTCTTTGGCGATAAAACTGGTCTTGCTAAGGCATCTGCATTTGATCGCATCAACGTTCGTAGATTGTTCATCTATCTTGAGCAGGCAATTTCTGCTGCAGCAAAAGACGTAATGTTTGAGTTCAATGATTCTCTAACTAGAAGTTCTTTTGTAAATGCTGTAGAACCATTCCTCAGAGATATTCAGGCAAAACGTGGAATTCAAGAGTTTAGACTTATTTGTGATGAATCTAATAATACTGCTGCAATAATTGATGCGAATGAGTTTATTGCGGACATTTACATCAAACCAAACCGTTCCATTAACTTCATTGGACTAACTTTTGTTGCCACCAGATCTGGTGTTTCGTTCTCTGAAGTAGTTGGCGTTTAATCTTCATTTAAATTAATTTCAAAGAGGTAAAAAACCGATGGCACTCAGAACAATCTCCAATTTTAAATCTCAATTAACTGGGGGAGGTGCAAGACCTAATCTATTTGAAGTTGAATTAAACTTCCCAACTGGATCTGGTCAATCATTAGGGTTTATGTCAAATGACTCTAATCCTGCGGCAGCAACTCAAACTCTCTCAACTTCCGGAGTTAGTGATAAAGTTCCTTTCCTTGTAAAGGCAGCTGCACTACCAGCATCCAATATTACCCCAGTTGAGGTTCCTTTCCGTGGAAGGATCCTCAAGGTTGCTGGCGAAAGAACCTTTGATAGTTGGACCGTCACTGTTCTTAATGACACTGATTTTAGAATCAGAACCGTTATGGAGCAGTGGATGAATGGCATCAGCAGACTTACAAATGGATCTGGTGAAGTAAATCCAACTGACTACACTGCAGATGCATCAGTTACTCAACTTGATAGAAATGGTAATGAAATAAGACAGTATGATTTTGTTGGTTTATTTCCAACCAATATTTCTGAAATTCCACTTTCATATGATACAACTGATACTATCGAAGAGTTTAGTGTTGAATTCCAAGTTCTTTATTGGAAGATCGCTGCTGGATCTGATGATACATCTTACCCAGCGGTAGATTGATAAATAGATAAAATAGTTCAGTTTCTTATAAAATGTCAAAACTTTTTGGTTTTTCTATTGACTCTGCTGAAGAAAAATCCAAATCCATCGTCTCCCCCGTCCCGCCTAACAACGCGGACGGGGTTGATAATTTTATTGCTAGTGGATTTTATGGTCAATATGTAGATATTGAAGGAGTCTATAGAAATGAACATGATCTAATCAAAAGATATAGAGAAATGGCAATTCACCCAGAGTGTGATAATGCCATTGAAGATGTTGTCAATGAAGCGATTGTCAGCGATCTCTACGATTCTCCTGTTGAAATTGAACTTTCTAATCTAAATGCGAGCGATAAGTTAAAGCAAAAAATTAGAGAAGAATTTA